TATAATAATTGGTTTGTTGTCGAAAGATTGGTGAGTAGGTTGGTTTGCTACGCCAGGTCCAACTGCATTACCAGCTTGACCATCTACTCCTTTTCCCCATTCAGATCCAAATACTAGAACTGTAATAGTTGGCGTAGTACCCGCAGTTGTTGCGGTAACCGTAAAGCCAGCACCAGTCAATGTAGCGGCACCAGTAGCATCGTTGTAAACTGCAACGTCAACAATATTGTTCGTCGCACCAAATCCCATAACTATTAATCTTTGCGTAGTTGCTGCGTCAGATACTAATAGGATATCGTTAACTCTAAGACCATGTGTAAGCGACATAGCGTTACCATCGATATCGTTAATAATACCAAGCTGTCCACCAGCACCAGTACCTAGAGCGGTGGTACCACTCATAGCTGTTAAGTTTCTAATTTCTGCTTCGTAAGAAAGATGTAATCTACCTTGTTCTGACCAAACTACTTGGTCTGAAGTCATAGATTCTTCTGCACCGACTTGGGATAAAAATCCTGAAACTGTTCTATTACCGAACACTTCAGCTTCTTTTTCCATCAAATCAGGCAGGTATTGTTGTGCCCAGTCATTACCTGCACCTGTAAAGTCTAGGTAATTTGATGTTAGTGCCACCGCTTGTGGGGCGGGTACACTATTCAATAAGGGGCCTGCTGTTAAAGCCATAATTTTTAATTTTTAAATTGTTATTTTTGTTTGATTTTAAATTTGAAATCATCAGAATTATCGCCAAGTACTCTGTATTTAACACCGCCAGCTTCTACTTTGCCATGTGATTGTCTAGGATTCATATCTATGTTTTTGGCATTCGTTGTGCTTTCTTTCATAGCATCTGCTTTACCTTGTTCATAAAAATGATTCGCAACCGCATCAGCATTCATAGCTGTAAATAAAGATTTATGATAACCTTTAGCGTCTTCCATGATATGGTCTTTGTTTAGAAACTTTCCAACAAAATTACCTATATCGCTTTGGTTCTCTTTTACTTCATTAGTGTTCTTTACATTAAACCTATACTTTTTATCCCCGACGTTATATTCAAAACCTTTGAACTTGTCGTTAAAAACTTGATCAGTTTTATTAGCAAAAGTATCAGTTTGTCTTTGCACGAACTTTTCGTTTTCTTTTGATTCCGTGTTGTACCTATTAAAGAAATCAATTGCTTTTTGCTGCTCATTTGTGAGCTTACTTCCAGCTTTGATATCTTCATAGTATTTGGATTTGTTCTCTTCCAATTGAGTTTTAGCCTCGGCAACTTGCTCTTTTAAGGCTAATTTTTTTCTTTTAATATCTCTTTCGTCGTCTACATCTTCGTCGTAAGAGAATGTATCTTCCATAAGGAAGTTAATTTCTTCGTTATTTAAATGAGGTTTTGTTTGTCTATAATGTTCATATAATAAATCTTGATCTTTTAATTTACTATAATCTTGATTAAGTTTTATATAGTCCTCCATATCTCCACCAGTTTCCTCCATAAAATCCATTAATTTTTGGAATTTCTCAGGTAATGGTTCGCCAGTCGCTTCTGCTACTGCTACAGCTTCTTCTACTTGTTCTTGAGTTTCTTCAATCTCTTCACTTGTAATTTCTTCTAAAATAGATTGCTCAGTACTTTCTTCTGTAGGTTGTTCAGTAATCTCTTCTTTATTAACCGCTTCTTTAGTAACCTCTTCTTGAACACTCTCTGTTTCTGTGTTATCAACTGGCTGTTCATCTTCTTGTGTTTTTGGTGGTTTACTTAAATCAACTTTAATTGCTTCATCATCTTGACTAAGTTGTTTCATTTTAGGTTTTTTCTTAACCTTGATCTTTTCAACTGTATCGTCTACTTTAGGTTCTTCTTTTACAGGGGTTTCCTGTTGTGTAGTTTCTTCAACTACATTCTCTTTGTTTTCTTCCATAATATAATATAATAATAATTAATAATTCCTATCTAGGGCCAAACGTACCTAAATCAAATTCTCCACTAAGTATATCATTACCTGCGGACTCAAAGTTTTTAGGTGCTTTACCTGATTTTCTTTGTTCAATCATTTCTGATTGTTGTGTAGCTTGTATTTTTGTTCTTTCGTCTTTACGATCTTCTTTTTGACTTTCCCTTTCTTTCATTCCACCTACTTCTATTCCTTTTAACTGCATGTTGTATTGAAATTCTAATTGCATTAGTTGTTTCTTTAAACTAACTTCTAATTGCATTTCTTGTGCTTTTAATTCAAACTTACCTTTTTCAATATTTATTTCTGTAGCAGCTAATTGTTGTTGTTTTTGTACTTCAGATTGAGCAGCCGCAGCTGCAGATTGTTGATTAGCTTGAGCTTGAGCTTGTATATTTTGTTGTTGAACTTGCTGATCTTTTGCTTCTTTTTTAATTCTTCTTAATTTCAAAACTTGATTCGCGAGTTTAATATTTCTTATTTCTCTAAGATCAATAGCATCTTCAAGTTCTATACTCTGTTGTTGTAATGCCATTTGGATATTATTTTCAAGCATCATCTTCTCTTCTTCATCTGGTTGTAATTCTATAAATATACCAAAATCATATAAATGCAAATCTTTTAATTCACCTAACGTGGCTACATTGTGAACTCCTATAGCTTGTACAAAAGCTTCTGCTGTTGGTGAATATTCTATAATATCTGAAACTCTAAGCGATAAACACTCTGCAACTTCAGCAGTTAAAAATAGTCCAGCTTGCAATATATGTCTTGTTGCAGTATTAGAATTGGCCGCAGCTAATTTTTGAACACCTACTAAAGCGTTTTTATCTGGCATACTACCGTCTCTAGCTTCATTGAGTCCGGTAACATCTCTTATCATTTGCATATAGTAATTATAATTACCAATTAATGCTTGTATTTTATTTCCACCGCTTCCAGATTGTAATTCTTGTATAGGTATTTTACCTGGATTCATATCACCTTCTTGCGTAAATGATCTACCGATAACACTACCAGTTTGGAAGAACATATTTAACGCCTCTTGTGGATTGTAGTTTGTTCCATTACCTAAATCAATTTCAGCTAAACCATCTGCATCAAGATAAACGCCATCAGGTGTCATCCTTGACATAACTTGTTGAAGCTTTAAATGTGTTAATTGAATCATATCAGCAAAACCTGTTACGCGTTTAACTAATGAATCTATTTTCCCATCATATATTCTAGGAGCAACAATAGCGTAATTCATTTTAACTTTTGTAAAATTACTTTTAGAGCGCATCATATTTTTTGCCATCTCCCATTTAAGTAATTTTTTAGTACCTAATACTAAAGCTCCCTCATATAAGCACTCTACGCTTTTTGACAACTTCTCATATCCACCTTCCATTCCTTCTGGTGGATTAAACGTATCATCTTTAGTTATAATTTTATCAGCTCCAGTACTAGTCTCTTTAACCTTATAAACTTCATTCATGTAAGTTTTATAATTAAAATATAAAACCTGAACTTTATTATTATCGTCTGAATCTGAATCACTCGAATAATTTGGACGACTACCAGAAGAAGTTTGTGTGATTTCCTCTAAATCACTATGACTTAAATGTGGAAATTCTTTAACTAATTCATTTATTGGTATATTTTTAACTTCACCAACGTAATATATATCATCAAAATAAGGGGAATCTGTGTGAGAATACACAAGTTTAGCAGGATCAACATAATCGATGACAACTCCTTCAGAAGTATTAAATGATGTTTTAACAGCACCTATTCCTAAAACTGTTAAATCATAATAAAATCTTTTCTTTATAAGTTCATAATTATTACCTTCCATTAAAACACTGATAGCTTGTTCTTCTGCTATTTCTACAGCTTGCTTATAATCAAGTTGCATGTGGAGTTGTAATTCTTCAGTCGAGCCAGGAAGAGTCGTTTGACCACTCTCCTGAAGATTCATATGAAAATTTTCCTGTATATAGTTATTTATATCGCCGAACTGCATGTCTGATAATATAGATTCCATGTATGCGGTTCTCTTATCCATACCTATTTTATCTTGAGAATAAGCTTTTATATCATACGTTCTTTCGGCTATACCATTAACAACTATATCTACGAATTTAGAAATAATTGGAACTGGTTTCCAATCTAAATTAAGATAGGACAAATCACCATTTATTGATAACTCATCCTTATACTTTTGAATTGATTGTTCACCTCTAGCGTACAATCTTAAATTATGGAAATTATTTCTATATGTTTTATATCTATTACCTTGTCTATCATTATGAAACCACTCAGCTTCTATTGCTTTAGCAACTTTTAACCCATAATCATAACTTAATTTTTCTGCATCACTAACTACTTGACTAGGAAAATAACTTTTTACAACCGATTTAGCCATATTTAATCTTTAATTATTTTAGACATATTACCTTTGTTTGAATACTTTGCAATATTTATATTTAGTTTTGGTTTTTCTATTTTTGCATTTGGTCTGTATAAATGTCTATTACAAGCCATAACTGCTAATCCAGAACTTATAGTAGCATCAAATTTCGTTCTTTTATTTATATCAAATCTAGTCCACTCGTTTAATGTTTTGTTAAAATACATATCACCATGTGAACCATCTTGTTTTAAACCTACGTGATCTTGTATGTACATTTCAATCGCCGCCGCGTGAGCTTGTTTTATATCTTCACTGGAATTAGGGATTCCCCCAATTTCTTTTTCTGCTATAGATAGTTTATTCCATAGTTTATCTGGTCTATTCATACTAAATCCTCTATACCCTCTTCTTCTTAAATAGTATAGTAATCTAGGTTTATTATTTTCCGCAAGCATTGGCATTCCATAAAATACTAGTGCCATTAAAACATCTTCAAAAAATATTTCAGCTGTAGGTGGTCTAGCTATATATTCTAAAAAGAAACTATTAGCAGGAGCATCTTCCATGCTAAACTTAGTGAGTCCGTGTAAAGATCCTTTTGATCCTTGCCCGTCAACAGTTCCTGATATATCATAAGAGTCACAACCAAAAGCTCCCATATGTTCATTGCCGGGATATCGTACTCCATTTTTCAATATAACTTTATTTTGTAGATTTACACTTGGTGTCCAGCTTATTTTAAATCTACCTTGTTGGTCTGGATAGAATATAACTTGAGTATCCTTTACACCATTCACCCATTGAAAATTACCAGTGGTAACCCCAAGGGTTCTAGACATTTCTTCATTATAATCTATTTGCTCGTATATTTTAACTAAATTAAAAATACTTCCTTTTGCTTCATCTCTAAAAGCGTGTTCAGTAGTTTTAGGAAATTGTCTATAAAACTCATTTAAAGCGTCATGATCTCCCTTTAAACCATCAGCTTCGTTTTGCCAATGTTCTACAATTCCTACATCTATTAATTCGCCATCTGGACCGAGCACATCGCTGTCTGGTGTATCAAAAACTGGAATTCCGTACTCATCAATAAATCCTTCGTAGTTCCATTCCATTGGGATAAACAAAGAATATAGACCAGACTTCGTTTGGCC